CATGTATTCGCGGTTTCGGTCAAGCTAGGCAGGCTATCAATATACCCTTTAGTGGCAATACTTTGTGGCTGCGCGGGTGTATACCCTGCGTCCATATCAATAGAACCGTCACTAAGTAAATTACCCCCACCTGTTTGATCAACGTATTCCTTAGTCACAAGGTCAAGTGCATCGCTAGGCGCATAACCCGTTGTCATTCGTAGGCCTAACCCGCCTTGTATGATCTGAGTTTGTGTAGGATTTTTAACGAGCGCATTAGGGTTAGCGGCAGAGTTATCATCAACATATTGCTTAGTAGCTACAGACTGAGGCAATGCGGGGGTGTAGTTCCCATTCATTGTGTTTGTGCCATCAGTTAGCACAATGGTAGATAACAGTTGACTGATACCAAGCTGCACAGCGTTGTCAGCATAACCCTTGGTAACAGCACTATTCACATTAGCGGGGGCGGGCAATAGCTCAAGATCACCCGTCATTGTATCGCCAGTCTTTAATACAAAGCCTGTACCGATAGCATAGTTGTCAACGTAGTTTTTAGTCGCAGCTTGTGCAGGCTGTACAGGATCAGCATGTAACAATAGCGCCCCTGTAAGCTCACCACCTGTAAAGGGCAACCTGCGACTAATATCGTCTATGTTTTCTGTGATAGCTTGATAGAAAGTTGTTGCCTCTTGCCTTAAATCACTAGGCTCAATTAGCCCCTGAGTATTATCAGGCAATAGGGCAAGAATATCTTGTAAGGGAGGCAGGGCCATTATTTCAGTCTCTCGGCTAGCATAAGGTCGGCAATGTAATAACTGTCAATAACACCCTGCGTAATATCACTACGGCTAAAGGCCAGTGCATAACTTGCATCACTGCCTAAGGCAGATAAGGCAGACATTGCAAAATTATCTCGAATTGTCAGCTCACAAGGCACGCTATAGAATGTTGCAATGTCATCATTGTCACTGAATAGGGCTACAGTATCGGCGCTACCAAACAGGGCTATTTGTGGTGTGAATACACAAGTCATGAAACCCCCTAAATATCGTAGTTTTGTTTAGCCTCAAGCGTAATTGATGCAGACTTTTCTTGAATAGTAACTGTTGATTGCCCGCCCCCATTTTCTAAAACGCATTGCAGTAAAACAGTCACCTCTTGCCCTGCTGTAAATTCCTGAATGAATTTAACAAGCTGAACATTTACATCGTTTGTATCATTCGAGGTTATGCGCAAATAATCAGTGGGGGTGCCATTGATAACAGCACGCCAGTATGCAGCACGATTGGCTGAGGTAGATTCCCAAACCCAGTTTAAAAACAACTCATACTCACCATTGATAGTGTCAGCAGCAGGCACAGTCAGGGTAAATACGTCTACCCAATTTGTAGGGTTGTTATTGTTATTGGCCTCAACATTGGTAGAAAATAAGGCAGGTATTTGAACCCAGTTATAGGGGTAAAACGTGCGAAATTGCTTAATAATATAAGCAGCAAGGTTCGAGGGATTAACTTGACCTATATCACCATTCACGTCCTCAGCAGCTAAGATTTCATCGCCAAGTATAGGGTTGATGATAGGCCATGTAGTAACCTTGCTTTCAGTCGCCATGATTAAACCCCTTTAAGGTAATTATCAGACAACGCAGCCAGTGCTGTTGTTACGTCAGAGTTAAACCCAGTGCTACCAACATCAAAAGGGTAAGCTGAATCAATAATGACAAATAAGTTGCCAGTTGCAGGTGAAACAGCAGGGCTTGCAATAACAATGTCACTTTGGCCCCCGCCTATGGGGATAGAGCCAACTTGATCAACCCCCTCAATTAACACACCCGCATCTATGATCGCTCGGCTAATCTGCTTAATGCCCTGCACAATTTCAACTTGTCGTTGATTGTCAACAGCGCTCAAACCAATACAAATGCCTTTGGGTGCAGCACCCTCAACAGCCTCAGCAATCACAGCCTGATCTTTATTAGCCGCATTAACTAGCTTTACAGTAACATCAGCAATAGTCATGATTAGCCCTCTTCATCTGTTTTAGGTGTTTCAACTTTCTTTGACTTTTTAGCTTTAGCCTTAGGTTTGGCCTTAGGTTTAGGCTTAAAGTCATTAACTATATCCAGTGGCTGTTGCACCTTGCGGCTAATTTCCTCAGCACTTAAGCCATCGGTAAAGCCTGCCTGTATGCGTATAATGTCACGGTATCTAATTACTTTTTTCATGCGTCACCCAAAATAAAGGGGCATTTCTGCCCCTATGACTTATTGGTTATCAACAACCAGTTTCACGATATGCTCGTCTTCAACGCGGGTGGCCCCGTAAGTTGCTTGCGAGTACAGAGACCAAGCGTAAGAACGACTAGGATCTTGCTGCATGAAAGTCGTGATGTCGCGATTAACAGCAAGTCCGATTGCCCGTTCTGTGAAGAAGTAGCAATCAAGATCAGTAGCTGTATCAGCATTGGCTAGCAAACGTGTAGAACAAATCCACGTCATGCCCATCCAGTTAGGCACAATCAAACCTTGAGTTAACTTAAGCAAAGCTTCACGCGTTACAAAGTCAGATGAAGTTTGCTCAGTCATTTGCAACAGCTTGCGCACTTGCTTAGGTGAGATCACAGCGTACTTGGTAACTTCGCCTTGAATGTCATTATCAAGAAACTTCTCTTGCACCTCAGTAATGGCATCAAACGAAATAGCTTCACCTGTGCGATCTACGATCTGCGAGGGTGGAAACACAACAGTAGAGCCATCACCATCAGTTGCATCAGCACCCATGGCACGAATAATCTCATCATCTTTAGCGCGAGACATTGACATAGCCATTTCTTTAACGAGACCACCACTAATGTCAACCTTGGCTTGAATTTGATCCTCATGCTCGATCAATTCACCAACATCAACAGTTTTAGCAAACGCGGTACGGCGGCTAAAATCATAATCAGTGACTGGGGTTGCTTGTGCGCGACCTGTTTTGGGGGAGGCTTCTTTACTTGCCACACGATCAAAACTGTAGCTTTCACCACCACTAGAAACCGTAGTTACACACTTACTTAAACGTGCATACTCTTGCTGTGCTAGGTGGCGTAGGTATTGGTTAAACTCTGCAATGTAGGTATTGTCGATTGTCACACTCATAGCGATATTCCTAAAATAAAATTAATGGATTTAATTTCGTCTTAGGTATCTGCTATGTGCAGGTCTAGTTGACTGTAGGTGTGTAAAGCTCCGCAAAGGGGTGGCTTGCACCTACCCCCTTTATAGCTCATTCATTCAGCATTTGCAAATAGCGAATGTTAAGCATAATCCTCAGGGTTTGCAGCCCGCATTAGTTCGTGCATTTTGGATCGCGCTCTAGGGTCTCCGTTGTGATAACCATGCTCTTTGTTGCTGAGTATTTCCCGAATTTGCTCACTGGCCTCATACGGCGTAAGCGTTTGCGGCGTGCCATTTGCCTGACTGGTCGCATTAGGTGTCTCACTTACTTGATTAGCCAAACCTGATAACCACATGACAGTTGATGCATCTGCTGTGCGCCCTTCTAGCTTTTGCACTAGAGATTCAGGTGCGCCACCATTCTTAGCAAATTCAAGAGCCTGTTGATATTTAGCCTCAGCAGCTAAACCCCACTCAGCTTTTAAGGTATTTTCACTGGCTTCAAGTGCTGCCCGTTCTTTACCCTGCATATTGTAGCTGTCTTCACCAATTGATTGAGCTAAGGCTTTATATTGCGCCCTTGTAAGGCCTGCTTTCAAAGCAAGCTGCTTAATAGACTCTTGCTGACCTTCACTAAATGCAATGGTTTCACCTGTAACATCTTCATAGGCATTTGCCTCAGAGGGCATGCCTAAAGTCTGCATCATAGCTGTGACAGAATCTTGATCATCAAGACTAGGGGTGATCATTAAATCAGGCACTTTATTGCGTAGCTTTTCGTGAAATTGCGACCGTTCTTCATCACTGGCATTTTCAGTAGGCACACGTATAGATTGGCCTGCATAAGTGTTGTTGTCTAACACCCGTTTCCAAAATGCATCAGGGCTTGTTGAGTCTCGCGCCATACCCAGTGATTGAATTTCAGGGGGTAAACCCTCAACAAAGTTCTGGTAATCTACGTTATCATCACTCATCTTCGGCTATCTCCGCGTTTGTGCAATTAATTAAGTGGGTAACTAACTCTTGAACACCTATACGGCTATACAACTCATAAGGGTCTTTGGTTAGCTGTTTACTCCAAATGTACTGATTAGCAAGGTGTGTTAACAACGCAGCCCCTGCCTCGGTAGAAAACACGTCTTTAATTAAACGCTGTTCAGTTTTTACAGCCTCTTTAGCATCCATCATGGTTCCCCTTGGTTCATCGCTGCCATACCGTCACCCATTGACTGCATGGCTTCGCCTTGTGCCTGCTGTTTAGCAAGCGCATCTCTCTCAGCACGTACCTGATCAATATCCTCTTTGCTGCGCGTCAGTTTTGCGCTAACGCCTAGCATTTTCGCCATTGTCTTAGCTATTTCATCCCAGTCAGGAATGTCCATTAATTCAGGCTGTACCTCAGCTAGATTAGCCAGTGTCATAACCCAACGCTCAACAGCTTGCACATTGGATGAATCCAACGCCTTAGCCATTGGTGAGGTGTATTCAATGTCTGTAGATGCGCCACTTTGTATAACGCTGTCAGGTGGGGTAGGCAGCTTGTTTGCCCGCCATAAAATCCTAAAGGTTCGCTGTATGATTGGATCAAGCATATCAACCTGTAATCGGCCCAATGTGGGGCTAATTAGCGCCTCTAGCTGCTGCATCCGCACACTGATCTCAGTTGCTGTAGCGGGGGTGCCTTCCATTGGGGGTAAAATTAATTGCGGGATAAAGAAATAGGCGTTGATATTTTCACGCAGCCTATTCATTTCTTGATAGGTAACATCGAATCTAGCCTTAGACTCAAATGTAGTCAGCTCATTAATATCACGAACTACTGTAAGTCCACCCGCGTTCAGGTCTAGGTCAGAAATAAGGCCACGGCTTGTTGTTAGCGTGGGCGGGTCTAAGGCTTTCTCAACGGCTAAAAAGTTAAGCTCAATGGTTCTATTGAGTGTCATAGTGTCTGATAAGGCGATCATTGCAGGGCTATTACCCCACATGCTTGAACTTGTTGATCGCCATCTAGGACAGAAAGCAGGCATTTCATAGTACCCGCCTTCATCACCAATCTGTTCACCTGAATCTAGCAGCACATACTGGTAACCATACGGGCGTTTACTGGCAGTAGTGTTATTGCTGTTGGCATTTTGCGGGATTTCAGTTCTACGATAGATGCAATAAATAATGTCGTACTTTCTATCAGGATCAAGGTTCTCAAGGCCAAACTGATCACTGATCCACTTAGGTATAGGCTGATCCTTGAAAAACTCTTCAATTTGTAAGATTGTCCACTGTAAGTGCCGATAAAATACACCTACCTCTCCCCTGTGATCTTGCTCGAAGTAACATTCCTTTATCGGCACTGATTTAAAATTAAGGCCTTTAAATTCACCCTGATCAGTGTCTTGATCTTCCAATATGACAGAGGTGCCAAAGCAAACTAGGTCTTGATAGGTCTCGCTTACCTGCACGTTAAAGTTTGAATCTTGTAAAGCCTCCCAACATAACTTGCTACAGGCCTCAAGCCACTCAAGCGCCTCTTGATCATCGTCTAAGGTGTTATCGCGGAAAGCTAGGTTAAACCACATGCTAGAGGCAGAGGTTAGGCGAGAATGCAGTGAACTAGCTAGGTTCTGTGCTGCCATGATAGCCGTGGCATCATAAACCCATGGCCTGCGCCACTCGATAGAGTTTTCGCTTGATTCATCTTTGAAAAAGCGCCCTCTATACGGCGATATATACCGTTCAATATAATCCCAAGTATCTTGCACAACACTGCGGCTATTTTTAACGCGACCAAACCTATTAACTATGTCTTGTGATTTCATCTAAGTGCCTTTGCGTATAATGTCAATGAGTGGCTTGATACCACTGCTGTTAGCCTTCATAGGGTGTTCAAGCCCCTGACGTTCCCAATAATCCCAAGATGCTTTAAGCATGCGCTCATTTTCAGCACGCTTTTTAAGCTTATTGTTTGCAGCCCCTGCACAGCGTTTAACGCCTACGTGCATTTATTAACCTTGACCTTGCTGCCACGTCTATTCGACGACGAACCAAGCAACTGTTCACCCATGTTTGGCTCATAAGCCACGGCTAAGTATCTAAAAGCATC